TCATAAGCAGTTCCTGTTCCAGAACCTGCACCTGATGCTGTAAAAATAGTATCTACATTATTGTTAGCCGCACCAATTGCTGTAAAGTCTGTTGTGCCTACAGTTGTAATTTGGTATTTGTTTCCTACTACAAAGTAACCTGCAGTAAATAATCCTGCATAATATGTTTCATTTGTAAAATTATACGCAAGCCCATTAGGGTACGTGAATAAGTCTTTCATTGATGCCATTAGTAAATCCCCTGCCTTCCGCGTTTAGTGTAAGCATTTTGAATAATGCCTTCAATGTTCTTTTTGTTGTCTATTAGGAACTGTGTTCCTGTTTGTGTATCAATAGCATTTATGTTAAAGTTAATGTTTGTAACACCACCGCCTGCTTCATCCATTGGTGTAATGTTTGCAGGTCCTCTAATAAGTTCAGGACCAGCCTCACCAACAATACCAACTTTACCTGCACTTAGGTATCCACCTTGGCTAAAGAAGCCACCAAACAAACTACCTATGCTACTGAAGAGACCACCGCCTCCACCGCCTCCAAAGATGCCACTAAACATACTACCTAGTCCGCCAAAGAGACCACCGCCTGCTCCGCCACCAAATAGACTTCCAAATGCGCCACCAATACCATTACTGCCTGATAGTGCATGTGTAATTAATTTTGTCATTGAAGATCTGAAGAAGCCTTCAAAATCTGAAAGTGAAAGTTTACCATCACTGAGTGCGTTCTCTAATGTGCTGGCAAAATCATCTTCTATTGTTTTACTAAATTCTCCTGATTGAGTAGCCATTCTCTGTGTTGAAGCAGTAACACCAGTTTCCATTCTGTTATAACTTCCTAATACACCATCTACTGTTTTGCTTGTTATTCTAGTAACTTCTGTATCTTGTATCTTAAACCAGTCAATGATTGCTTTAACCATGTCTGGAATAATTGATTGGTCAACTGCGTCTTTTTTCAATAAACCAAACATATTCAACACGCCGTCTTTCATGTCTTTGGCTTTACTTTTGGCTTGTTCTGCCATATCTGTAAATACGCCACCAACACTATCTTTTAATTCTACTGCTTTGTTTTTAATGTTTGTTAAACTTTCAGCTACGCCACTAAAAAAGCCTACAATCTCTTCTACAATACCTTTAATACCTTCAAATGCTGACTTCAATCCTGGTATAGCACTGTCAACTAGTGGTGTTATAGCCTCTGCAATAAAGCCTAGAACTTCAAATACTTTTTGCATAATTGGAAATACTATGTCTGTTAGGACTGTTCCAATTAGACTAAACACTGGTTGCAATGTTTCAAATGCACTCTGTACTTTTTCTACAATGGCAGGCATTTTAGCCATTATTTCTTCTGAAAGTTTTACTAGGTGTGGTAATAGAGGTGTGATGGCATCAGTAAGTAACTGACCCATACCTTCTTTTAATCTACCAATGTTGTCATTGAATACTTCAGCATTGTTTGCCGCATCAAGTGATACAATGTTTGAATTTTCAGCCACATCACTAAGTGTTGCTTCTAGTTTTTCAGCAGTGTCATTAATGCTACCAAACTGTGATTGGATTAAAGGTCCTGCTCTACCACCTACAACTTTAGAAAATTCATCTGTTGTAATTGTGCCCTTATTAAGAGCATTGATCATTTCTGTTAGCAGTTCTGGTCCTGCTTTTATTTCACCATTTGCAGTCTTGATACTGCTACCAAGTTTGTCAGTGATTGCCGCAAAACTCTTTTGTCCTTCAATACCTTTTTGTAATCTGTTTGTAGTTTGAAGCATTGCTCTGTCAAATGTGCCAGCGTCAATACCAGCCTCATTCATTGCTTGCTTCATAACTTGGAAGCCCTGGAAGGCTTCATTGCTTGCTGTTGCCCCAGCCGCTCTTGCACTCTTTGCAAGGTTATCCATGCTGTCAATTGTTTCAGTTACTTTGCCAATTACGGCACCAACAGCAAACGCCGCCGCCGCCGCGGCAAAAGCCGCTTTAACTTTTCCTGCACTTAGGCTTAAGCCACCTAAACCAGAGTTAATTGAGCTAAAAGCACCTTTAGTGTTATCTTCAGCATTAATCTTAATGTTATAATCAGTTGCCATGCTCTATCTTCTTCTCCCCCTGGTACCAGCTTTCTGTTTTTGTTGGTCAGCTATGTATTTGTAATATTTAGCCCAACCTTTTAACTCTAGAGTGGACACATTTTCTAATACCCATTCTACAGTTTGCCCAAATTGTTCTGCTAACCTGAATAGGAATAGTGTATCTGCGTCCTCAGTTAGTTTCCCAGGCTTTCCTCAGCCTCATCAGAAGCCTTGTTCATTGTTGTAACAATAAGTGTAACAACTTCAGGGTCTGCTTCATTCATAAGAAATGCAGTTTCACCTTGTGAAAACATTGCTGAGCCATCTTCATTTTTTGCTCTTACAATTAAAGTTTGCACTAATGCTTCAACAAGTTGACCCTTGTTATGTAATTCAAATATCTTTGTTTGTTCTTTTAGTGACATAATTGGTTTAAAATATATCACTGTGTCCCATGCTTCAACATTAATTGATTTGAGACCTGCTCCAAGTTGCTCCTTAAAGTGAGCACTTGCTTTTTGTAATACTGGATTCTTCATTATCTTTTCCTTGTTTTTTGTAATGCGGGTTGGACTATTCCACGTGGTGCTTGTTGACTCCATCCATCATCTAAGATGCCTGAATAGCGTACATTGTTTACCGCTATTGGGTACGTACCACTTGATCCTACCTTGCCTTTTTTATAAGAATTAACCCAACCATTCCTGGCTCTGCCAGTTGCTACGGGGGTGGTTGCTTTTAATTCTACAATATATTTTTGCACAAAAGTGGACAGGTCAGTGTCAATTGCTGTCTTTAACTGTTTTATAGTTCTGTCAGATTCTGCCACTGCCCTATCCTTTTTTGTTTATGCCGCTGTTGTTGCGTCAATAGTTAATGCGCCAGTTCCCTGGAAGTTAACTGTTGCTGTTGCAAGTTCACCTGTTGTTACACCGTACTCAATACTTGTGATGATGCAGTTTCCACTAGCTTTTAAATCATTAGCTGGTGTTGCGTTGTCATCCCAATAAGCAGTGATGGAGCCAGTTGAACCAATTGCAAACACTTCATCAACTGAATGAGCTGAGTCCTGTTCACTAGTCCAAATAACTTCACAACTACCTTCCCAAGATTTAAGTCCACCACAGAATGAGCGGTATGAGTTGCCCATTACAGTGTTGTCTAAAGTTTCTTGAGTATGAGTAATTGACCAACTTGTAAGCTCAGCAACCTTTTCCGCAGAACCACCGTCAACGGTGAATTCTAAAGCGCCTGTTGTTCCTGTATAGCATGTCATGTTTATTACCTCTTTAGTTTAGATATTAAAACAATATTCAACAGTGAATATTGCCCTACAACTAGCATAAGGCTCAGATTCACCTATTTCTACTAGTTCAATTCTGGTTAAATTGCAATCCTTTGCAAAACCTCCTAGAGTCTTATCAAGTGCAATATGCGTTTCAATATTGTCTACAATGATATTTCTCTGCCTATCTCTTTCTTTACCACCAACAACTATTACGCAGGCTATCTGCATAATACTTCTCATCAGTCTTGTTGGGCCCATTGTGATGTTTTCTCTGTCTTCATCAGTGGTTTCAACATATACTGCTGGAAAGCCTGTTTTTGGTAATTCAGAAATTATAATAGGATCTCTCTGTACTCTGCCAAGTTTGACTGACTTCATTGCTTTGAGTTCAGTTACAAACTGTTTGACTATATCTTCTCTTGCCATTATCTGTACAACCTGTTTAAATCAATCCTATCAATCTCACCATCTTCAACAACTCCGTCTCCGTCCTTGTCATATAAGATGCCTACACCAAATTGTAATTCAAATTCTTCTTCAAAACGTTCTTTGTAAAAAGAAAGTTGATTCATAAATGGATCACCCTCTGGTCTAAATGTTGATAGTTTAGGTAGTATGTAACTGTATAGAGCTTTATAGACAGTAGCCTTAGTCCATTGAGATTCTGTTAATCTAGCAGAGTTAAACAATGATGGAGTCTCATACTTGTTCCAGTACCTAATCCTGATTAAATTAATCACGTCAGTCTCAGCAAGAGCAAGTTCTGTTGTCCAATCATCTACACCTTGGCCAAAGACCTCTGGTGTGTAATCATGTAAATTATCTTGTGATGCAAATGCCATCTTTAATCTCCAGTTAGTAGGAGAGGGTTATTACCCTCTCCATTATTTCAATTAAACGTTAATTAGTCTAACTGCACGGGTTGCGTCAACAAGCCCTGGTTTTGCCATAAGTGATGCTACAACGTCAACACCAACTGCTTCAGCACGTCTAGCTACTTCAACAGAAACGTTCTGTTGCATAGCAATACGCATAGCGTCTGTGCCAAAGATGTAACCAGCTTTGCCAGCATCTCCTACACCAACGTTAGAAGACATAAACATTTGAACGCCAGCAATGTTACCAATGTAACCTGTACGTAATGCTTCTGACTGGAAGTCACCGCCAGCGTAAGCCGCTGTGCCAATGTCTTTCATAAGAACTGTGCCTTGGTTTGGTGATAAAACACCAAACAACTGGCCTGATTCTCCAGCACTACGGATTTGTGCTACTGCGTCAAACATGTCATCTACTGAAAGAGGAACACTGTCTGTAGTTGAAGCTGTTGCTGAATCTAATGCCGCGTAAACGTCTGAATCAAATTTAGTTGCAACTGCTTTACCCAATGCACGTCCAATTTCTGCTGGATCAATGTTACCAAGATCACGTACAACGGCACGTGCCGCATACAAGTCTGTTGTGATATCATTTTTAGTTTGTGATGGGTTGGTGATTGCTACGTCTGTAGTAATACCTGAGGTAATTGTAGTGGCTGTTACTGCCGCTAGTTCTGGAACCTGTAGGATTCCGTTAGGTGCCTGTACAATTGGCACTAATGCTCCGCCTAGGAACAAAGAAGTCTCTTGAGCCGCATAAACTGTTGCCGCAAGGACTGGTGTTGTCAGAGCTGTGTAGTTCTGACCTGAAATATAGCTGTCTGCCATGGTTTCTTCTCCAAGTAAAGTTTAAAGTTAAACTAACCCCTTCTGACGCATAGCTTTATATTTTGCTCTATGCTCAGGATTAGTCATGTCTAAGTCATTGAGATCAAACTCCGTGCTTGATCTAGTGTCAGTGTTTGATGATGACCCTGCACCACTGGGTCCAGCAACTCTAAAATAAGAGTTTGCATTTAGGAACTCTTCAACAAGTTCATTCACTGTCATGTTATCCCCACCGTCATTGAATCTTGCATTGCCTGCACCGTCTGTTACAGTAACGCCGCCATCTTCTGACAGTTTAACATTTGACCTTAACAACTGAGATACATGCTCAGGGTTAACTGCTTTAGCACTACTAGACGCACTAATTAATGCACCATCAACTTTGATCTTCTCTAGTTCAGCTCTAAGTTGGGCTGTTTCCTTAGCACTCTGCTGTTTGGTCTTCTGCAGGACTTTATCAAACTCCTGCCTTTTTATAAGTTGCTCTTCCTCAACTTGACTTTTCAACTGACGTAATTCTTTATATTCATCAACATCAATGTCAGCAAACTTTTTAGTTGCCTGAGAAAGTCTCTTTTGCAAAATGTTATCCAATTCTTCTTGGCTAAACATTTTTTCCTTTACCTGGGTTTCATTTGGTCCACTATCTACAGTCCCAGTGTCTGTATTAGTGTTTTCAACCATGGTGTTTTCTGATTCCATGTCATCAATCTCCTTTGTTAGTTGAATAGGGGGGTTTTTTACTAACCTACTATTCTTATTTATCCGCTATTCCTAGCCCTATTAATGTCTTCCTGAC